GCGTTATTCTATCTTGTAAATCTGTTGCTTTCATCTTAACTCCAAGGTGCTTCGTTCATTTCGCTTATATCCCATTCTCCAAAACTCGGCTTATAATCTAACCCTATCTCTGCTATTCGTTCCTTTTGTAATCTTCTAATGACACGCATTGGAAACCAAGATGCCATAACTACATCAGACTTGTAACTTTTTCCTCTACTAGCAGAAGTTGAGAAATAAATTAACTGCCTACGATATATATTACTCTTAGTTTCACTTTCTGCGTTACCATAAGGCAAACTTATTAATTTCTCCTGAAATAGCTGTTTCATAGAACCAACACCAAAAATAGGATCAAATTTGTTTTTCTGTGTCTGATGTCCTTCTAAATAAACACCTTGTCTTGCACAGTAGTCTTTTATCTCTTTATCTTGTCTAATAGCTTTCTGAAATCCGTTCTCCTCAATAACCCAATGAGCAAGTCCATACATCTCATACCACTTCTTGATTGAATCTTTTGCTTGTAGTACTCCACCACCTTCTTCGTTTTCTATATCAACTAGATACATCATTCCTGTTTCAGGATTAGCTGCCCATAACACACAGGCTTGGAATCCAGTAGATGCTGGATCTAACCCTGCTACTAAATGAGTTCCTGATGGAATATGTCCTACTACTCTATTCACATCTCTACATTCATCAATCTCATCAATCTCAAACATTGTTATACCTTCAACAAATGCTTTATTAAGATACACCATTTCAAAGATAGCTTTACCACCTGTTGTTTCTGCTGCTCTCCTTCTTGAGAGTAACCACTTATAACTTCGCTTAGATTTCCATAACATACACTTTTTATGTAATTTAACTTCATCTTCAGGAAGTACACATTCTGAACTATGTGCTTCCTCAACGATTGTTTCCATCTCTTGGTTCTCTAAAAGAAAGTTATATAAATCCTCTGGGTGCTGTCTTGAGCCGATAACTACAATAGCTGTATGTTCCTCTTTCCTTGAAGAAAGAGTTGTTGTCCACCATTGTCTTGTCTGTTCTCTTGCACTTGGTTGAACAGTTGTGCCGTGGTCCTCAATGTCATCAGCAATAATCAAATCACAATCTCTTGAGAGAATCTTTCCACCTTTCCCAACTGCAACCATTGTCGGACTTTTAATACCTGTAATTGTTCTTGTTGCCACAGTAAAGTGTCCTGATGTCCAAGATTTTCCAGATCTATTCTTAGGTTTGAAAGATTGACCTGGACCACAGAAGTCCTCAATTAATCTTTCATTATGTTCTAAGTGATCTAGTACAGCTCCTACTGCGTTCTTTGCTATCTCCTCATTACCACCAACCCACATAATTCTTGTGTTAGGGTTTTTACAAATCTGCCATACTGCAAAGTGTGTAAGTAAGTCTGTCTTTCCGTGTCTTGGTGGAGAGAGAATCATTTGTTCCCCACCTACTTTAATTGAATCTAAAATAGATCTGATCCATTTCTTATGGAAATCAGCAGTTTCATATTGCTCTCCTGTTTCTGTTCTGAAGTATCTATCTCTAAAGTTTTCAAACTTCTTTAATGACTTAATTGCTTCGTCAGGAGTTTTCCAATCTTTCTGTGCTTCTAAGTTTGATTTATCTACTAGGTATGCTTCGTGCATCTTTGTTATAATTGGTTTGCTTACACCTAGTAATCCAGCTACTTCTTGTTTTTGAATTAAACTTTGATCTACTGCTTCTGCAAACTTTTCAACATATTCTTCATAATGTTCCCCACGACTTATTGTCATTTGTGAAGTATATTCTTCGGCTTTCTTCTTTTTCGTATTCTTGTAATATGCCTTCCTAGTACATTGTGTGGTGCAGTATTTTTGGTTATTGTTTTTTGCAGTAAATTTTTTCTCACATCCAGGATTGCTGCAAGTCTTTCGTTCAGCCATTACTTTTTTCTCTGTCTTGCGTAATAAGCTCTGACTTGCTTCCCTGTTAAGATTCTTCCACTAGGGGATCTAAATTTATTCTTCCCAACTTTCTTAAAAGGCATTATCTTCTATATCTGTTTTTCTTATTAGCCTTCTTCGGCTTATACCCTTTTTTTGGCATTTCATCTCCTATACTATATATGGTATGAGTGAGTATATCAAAGGTAATAAATACCCTAATAGTAAACCCTCTAAGACTTATAGTAGTGGAAGGGTATGTAAAAACAACAACTGCTCAACTGTTATTTCAAAATACAATAAATACTCTTGGTGTAATAAACATAAGATAAAAACAATTCCAAGAATCAAAGGAAGAAAAGCACCCACCGATCTACAAGAACCTTTGGAATAAAAAAAAATTTTTTTCTGTGGAGTAGTTGGGAATTGAACCCAAGTTTCCTCTACCACTGCTGGTAAAGGGATTGCCTTTCTACCCCTCTATCAGTATAAAAGAAAAACTCTCTATCTTAGAAGATTCTCTATTGCTAGAGTACTTTCTTTTCAAGAGAGTTTCTCTTAGTACTATAAACTGGGCAAGTTTATTTTTTGTATATTTTGTATTATAGAGAACTTGTGATAATATTCAAGTAACAAACAAGAGAAATCTCCAGCTTTAAGAAAGATCTCTCTGACTATATTCATCAATCAAGTGGACTAGCTGGACCATAATAACTAGGGTAAAAGCCTATTATTTCATATATATTAAACATTAGTCATAAACAGATGTTATCGGTTGGGTGGGATGACACAGGGTTAGAAGTATTCTTTTTACCAGTAAATGAAGTAGAATGATTCTATTGAAGAAATGTAAAGAGTGTAAAAAGCCTTTAGTTAAAAGAGAAAATGTTCTTTTTTGTCAAAGTTCTAGTGCTGTATGCAGCAGATCATTAAAGGGATTTATTGATAAAGATTCGTAGATCTTTCGTATTTGATTTGTAGTTTCCTTAGAAACAATTTGGTGTTACGTAGAAGAACAGAGGGGTACGAAATTTGCATTTGCAGTTGTCCCATAATAAACATTATGATGCGTTAAATAGTCTTTTTCCGTGTAAAATATCTAAAATAACCAATGTTTATAAGGGTTATTCGTGAATGAATCAAAATATCCTTAATTTGTTTTTATTTGTGGATATATGGGGTTAATTTAATCCAAAGTTATGGGGACGGTTAGAAAAAATATTAAATTTAACCTATCAAGGAATCATATATAGTAAACTTCTATTGACGGCTTTTTGACAATTCAAACTTCTAAAAATCCCCAAGGGAAATAATCATTTCTGTTCTTGTATCCTTCTTAAATGTTGAGAGAGAGTGAAACTCGGTATGACCTGCAAGCGATGACCACACGAAAGAAAAAAACAGATAGGGAAAAATCCAAAGGGAGAGCATCAAGCGATTAGGAGAAAATAAAACCAAAGTAAAAATTATTAGAAGGAAGGAAAAATCTAATATGAAAGAATCAAAAGATGGATTAAGCAACTTAATCACATTTAGGCCGAACAAGTGGGATAAGGAAACTGTAAAAATGTTAAACCCATTTTTATTCAGTTGGGAAAATATGAAATTCTTTAATAGCCAGATCCTAAGAGTCGGAATTATTAATTATGGAACTGAGGAGAAACCATTTGTTTCAAATCCGTTTTCCGTTTTTAGTGGTTCTCGTATTTGGGAGGAATCGTCTGTAGTTCTTATTGCTGAAAAGACAAATTATTTCAATGATGAAATTGATTTTAATTTTTATGCTTTTTTTAAGGATGAATTTGAATGTGGATTTTGTGAGAAAGTAAGAGATTTTCACAGAATTAATTTAGATGAATTTAATTTAACAATGGGGAACTATAAAGAATATTTTGGAAAGATAAGTGAACAGATTTTGAATAAATGTTTTATTCAGACTGAACGTGGAGAAATCTTTTATAATTTATTCATCCCCCAGGAACAAAAAAATGTGTGAAATATGCAATGAGGTTATTCAAGCAAGGTACATAACTAAAAGAGATTTTTTAGTATGCAGTAATTGTTTAATCTCGGAAAATATTAAAACACTCGATCATCTTGTATCGGTAACAAAATAATGAAGTTATATATTTTGTTAATGTTGTTCGGTGGGTTAATGGGTTTTGTGATAACTGATGAATGGATTGTCAGACCTTTGAAAAAAAAGGTTAAGCACCAAGAAAAAGAATATAAAAAGTTGTTACAAGAATCCTTGGACCTATCGCAAAAAATAGATGATTGTTTTTGTGATGAAACAAGTGCAAGAAATTGCATTTGTGAATCGTGGTAAAATCCACCAAGAAAAAAGAATCCCCCAAGAAATTGGGGGGTTTTTTTTCATTAGGAAATCCCGATCCTAATAATTTTTTGAAGAAAATGTAGGTAATTTGTAGGTTTCTACAATATTTTGTAGGGAATCTGTAGGTTATCCAAGAAAGGAAACAAAATGGCTGATAGATTAATTGAAATAAGAGGTATTGAATACGACTTATTTGAATTGGATAAACTTTCTAATGAAGAATTAGAAAGAGGAATGATTGATACAAGTGAAGTTATGGAAAACGATTGGCTTAACCCTAATATGCAAATAAATTATAAGAATCTTATTTGTGCGTTAGAAATAGAAGTAGTTAAAAATCGTAATGGATTTGTATTTATGGATATGGTTAATGATACAGTACACCATATTACATTTATGGAAAGTAAATAATGAAAGTTAAAGAAAATATTTATTATTGGTTTGATAGGTTAGAAATAACTTGCAGCAATAATAATTGCAAACATTTTAATTTGATATACATAAGTGAATTAGAAGTAAATAAAAAATTTACTTGTGATGAGTGTAATGAAACAATTTTAATGGTTGATGAAGAATTAATTTCATTAAAGGAAGGTAAATAATATGCAAAGGGAATACGATTATAAAACTCCACTATTTTTCTGTAAATGGGAAGATACTTGTGGATTGTGGACCTTAGAGGAAATGAAAAAAGAGTTCGGAGAAAGTGGATTGTTTGAAAAAGATGAAAGCAGTTTAGAGTGGGAAGGATATGGAAGGAAAGATTTTTATACTTTTTCTCCTACTACTCCACCTTTATGGAATCAGACAACTTTTTATCATTCTTATGATGTTCAGTTCCCACACTTTGAGGATGTTATTGAGTATCTACTGAATGA